ACATCGTGGTTTCGTTGCAGGGCGGACAGCAGCCCCTTACGGTGTTGCTGCAACAGGGCGGCCAGTTGAAGGATATGTTCGGCGGCATCGTGCCGGCGGCGCGTGCCCTGGGTTCCACGATCATGGGTCTGGTGAACCCATGGACAGTCGCCGCCGCGGCGGTCGCCGTCTTTTCAACCGCTCTCGCTTCGGGCAAGGGCGAGCAGCAAGAATTCACCGACACTCTGATTCTGAGCGGCAACGCAGCCGGGCAGACTGCCGCTGGTATGTCCAACCTGGCCACGCGCATCGCGGACGTGGCGGGGTCTCGCGGGAAGGCCGTCGATGCGCTCAACCTGATCGCAGCTTCGGGCAAGATTGCCGGGCAGAACTTCGCAGTGGTCGGAGAAGCGGCGGTTGAGATGAACCGCGTCGCCGGAAAAGCCATTTCCGACACGGTGCAGGAATTCGAAACGCTGCGCGGTAAGCCGGTGGAGGCCATCGCCGCGCTGAACGAGCAGCAGCATTTCCTGACGCTGGAGACCTATCAGCAGATCGCAAGCCTGGAGCGGCAGGGGCGCAGCCAGGAAGCGGCGGCGCTGGCGCAACGCACCTATGCAGACGCCGTGAAGCAGCAAGCCGCGGCAGTGCGGGAGAACCTGGGGACGCTGGAGACGGCTTGGGATGCGGTCAAGCAAGGCGCCAGCAGCGCCTGGGAGGCGATGAAAAGCCTGGGGCGTGCCCCCAGCTTCGACGACCTCACCAACAAGCTGCGTGCCGTCAATGCCGAACTGGTCCAGATGCGGGCGAATGCGACTCCGCAGACGGACGAATCGCAAGCGTTCTTCGGAGACGGCGGACGCGGAGGCCGCAGGCGCGCCCGCCCGCTGGAGCAAGAGAGCCGCCGCTTGACCGCTGAGGCGGCAATGCTTCAGCAGCAGGCCGATGAGGCGGCGATTGTGGGCCTGCAGAAGCGCCAGGAGGCCGAGAAGATCGCCGCTGCGGCCCGCCTGTCGTCTCTCGCGAAGGAGACCGAGACCAATCGGCAAAAGCGTGAACGCGAGATTGCCCAGGTCAAGAAAGACGCCGATATCACCGGCGCGTCCCTTGAGACGCAGAAGAAGCTGATCGACCAGATCAACGATAAGTACAAGGATCCGGCGGTCAAGGCGTACACAGAGGACGCCGCGACCAAGCTTCTGCAGCAGTATCGCGAGGCTGAAGCCTCCTTGCAGGCTCAGATCACCAGCGAGGGAAAGCTGGCCACCTGGGGCCAGAAGCGTGCCGAGTTCGAGCAGCAGATCGCAGACCTGAAGGACAAGAAGGTCCTGACGGCGGATCAAAAAAGCCTGCTCGCCCAGCAAGACCTGCTGCGCCGCCAGCTTGATTTGAATGTGGCCGCAGAGAAAGAGCTACGCACCAAGCAGGAGACGGCCAAGGTCGAAGCCCTTCGCGCCAGCTTGGCCGCGACTCGGGATCTGGAGCAGCAGCAGTATGCCGACCAGGTGGCCGGCGTGGGACTGGGTGACCGCGCGCAGGAGGAGCTTCGTGCACGCCAGGTGATCTTGCGGGACTATCAGCGCCAGCAGGCGCAGATCGACCGCTCGATGGCGTCGGGTCAGATGACGCAGGAGACCTACCAGAGTCAGACCGCACTCCTGCAGGAACACCTGAATCTTCGCCTGTCGATGCAGCAGCAGTATTTCGACCAGGTGCGCGAGGCGCAGGGGAATTGGAAGAACGGCGCCACTTCCGCGCTCGAGAACTACCAAGACTCGGCGGCCAACGTGGTTGCGCAGACGAAATCGTTGTTTTCCAACGCATTCCAGGGCATGGAGGACGCAATCGTCCGTTTCGTGACGACCGGGAAGCTCTCATTCAAGGACTTCGCCACTTCCGTAATTGCCGACTTGGCCAGGATTGCGGCGCGCCAGGCGATCGTCGGGATGGTAGGCAACTTCGCTGGATTGCTTGCAGGAGCGGCGACCAGCGGCATATCGGCCGGGGCAAGCTACCAGGGCACGGGAATGGCGGCTGTGGGCAACACAGACGGCATGACGGGCTGGAACCTGTCAGGTGGTCGAGCTTCTGGCGGTCCAACGGCAGCAAATTCGCTCTACCGAGTCAGGGAGTTAGGTCCCGAGTTGTACACCGAAGGAGGCCAAACGTACCTGATGAGCGGTGAGAACGGCGGCTACGTCACGCCTCTGAAGAACAGCGCGACTGGCGGCTCTGCTGGGGCCGGGGCCAATTACCAGATCACCAACCAAGTGATTTTTAGCGACGGCGGGCGCGAGTCACGCGAGTCCGGCCAGGACGATGCCCTCGGGCGCGAAATGCTCAGGCAGATGGAAGTGGTCGCGCAGCGTGTCGTGGACCGCTCACATCGGCAGGGCGGTGCGGCTTGGAATGCAAGGAATGGGAGGTCCTAATGACTGAACGATTTACATGGCGGGCCACGGGCGAGCCTACCGGCAGCGTCACATTCAGACGGCTGACCGCGCAGTTTGGAGACGGCTATCGCCAGGTGGTCGGCGACGGCATCAACACTGAGGTCCAGTCCTGGCCGCTCACGTTCGCAGGCAGCAGGCAGGAAATGCAAGCCGTGGCCACATTTTTGCGCAGGCATGCCGGCGTTCGCTCGTTCTTCTGGACTCCGCCCCTCGGCGATGAAGGCCTGTATGAGGCGCCGAGTTTCAACCTGGCCCACATAGGCGGGGACGTTTACCGAGTGTCCGCCACCTTCCAGCAAGTATTTAAACCGTAGGGGGAACCGTGGATTCGCTTGTGAAAATCAACATTGGCGCAGCGCCCAACGACGGCACCGGAGATTCGGCCCGCGATGCGTTCGCCAAGCACAACAAAAACATGGACACCATTGCCAACGCGCTCGGCGCGGCAAGCGGCTTTGCCACGCTGGGCGCTGATGGCCGCCTCCTGCCTGGTCAAACTCCGGCGGTGCAGACGCTGCCCGCAACTGCCCATGATCTGAACAACTATCAACTGCCCGGCAGCTATCGCCAGGCATCCACCGCCGGCGCGCAGGCGGGCACCAACTATCCGCAGGCAACTGGCGGGATTCTTTCGGTAGAGGGGACCGGAGTGTCCGGGCAGACCGTTCAACGGTACACGGTCGCCTCTACGGGCCCAGTTTCCCCCACGGCCGGCGCGCGCCAATACTGGCGGATGGCAATCAATACTTCATGGTCGCCGTGGCAAGAGGTCCACACCGCCGGCAACTCTCTGCCCTACCTGGGCCGTGTAGAAGCCGGCGCGAACTTGAACAACTACGCCAACCGGGGGATGTGGGCCATCTCAGCGTCATCCACGGCCGCCGGCGGTACGAATTTCCCCATTGCAAACTCCGGTTGGCTGCTGGTGTACTGCGAAGCGGCCGCCGGTGCTGCTGCCGGTACGAACGTCAATCAGGTGTATATCGGCAGCAACGGGAATCGGCAATTTTTCCGCTCTCTGGTGGGTGGCGTTTGGTCCGCCTGGGAGGAGTTTTTGCGCTCGTCGTTGCTAGGCGCGGCCGGCGGTTTGGCCACGCTGGACGGGAATGTCCGACTGGCGCATCAGCATGCCTTTTGCGAACCGCTTGCAGCCGGGACGGACGCAAACACGGCCGTTTTCCCGGGCTTCTACTTTCTCAATTCGGACGCGCAGGCTACCGCCGCGCTTAACTGGCCGGTGTTGCTGGCCGGAACGTTGCAGGTAGAGGCCGTCGGCACCGGAAATCTGCAAATCACGCAGACATACACGACGCGCAACGGCACCGGCGGCGTGATCCGTCGATTTGTTCGCGTTCGCTTTGGTACGTCGGCGACCTGGGGGACGTGGCAAGAGGTAGCGCGACAAGCTGACAGCACGACGATGGCCGGTCAGATTTCGACGCTTACGGGTCAGATGGCGCAGACCCTTGGCGTGGGTCAGACCTTGCAAAACGTTCTCGCGTCGCGCGCTTCAAGTGTCAATTACACGAACACCACGGGGCGCCCCATCATCGCGTATATCAGAGGCGACCTGACGGCGGCGTTTGGGAACCTCTCGGCCAACGTAAACGGGGCTTTTTGCGGTATGTCTACGCACCCGACATCAGGTGCAGCGGTGGGCCT